AAAACGCCGGAAGTTGTAAAAAACTTCCTGCAACGCATTAGTGAAGGGCGCAGCCATGCAAGCGTCTGCCGCGATGACGATATGCCAGATTGGGCAACTGTTTGGCGTTGGACTAAAGATGACCCAAAATTTGCCGCCGCTTTCGCTATCGCGAAAGAAGAGCGTGGAAACTATTACGGCGAAAAGGTTGCCGAAATTGCGTTGGCTGTTCTGGCTGGCAAGATCAAAGACAGCAATGCTGCGCGCGTTGCAATTGATGGACTAAAGTGGACGGCTGCAAGGATGGCAAGCAAGAACTTTGGCGATAGGATGCAAGTCGAACATAGTGCTGAAAGCAGCTACGTTGACGCATTGCGGGCAGTCAGTGAACGCATTGAGGTTGATGGGTTGGATGACAAAAGCAAGCTATCGCAAGAATTACGCGCGCGAAGCGGCAAGGATGCCGATCAAGGCGGGCTGGTTCATTAGCGCGTCAGGTTGTTAGCCTGAGGGTTATTGGCTGTCAGCAAGGCTTGTGCGGCTATGGCGCTATGGTGGCGCTATGGCAGGCAGGGTTTGCCGGATATTTTAGCCGTCTTTTTTGCTGATATATATTTTGACCCCCCCCTCTAAATTTGGGCGGGGCAGGAATATTTTTAGCCCATCCGCACATACCCGAACCGACCCCCCCTTAAACAAAAGGGCAACAACCGGCACACGATGAAAAAAAATTTGGCAGACGCGCTAGTCCAACTATGCGCGTTGGGATTGGGGCGGGCATTTGACTGATATACAAGACACCATTCTGAAGCTTCGGAATGACCCTGTTTTATTTGTTGAGCAAGTTATACAAGCCAAGCCGCAAGCATGGCAACGCGAGGCATTGCAGGCAATTGCAAAGCACGACAAAGTTGCGGTTAAAAGCGGTCACGGCGTTGGCAAAACGGCTTTTGAGGCATGGACAGTGCTTTGGTGGCTGCTAACGCATTATCCCTGCAAAGTGGCAGTTACGGCTAACACGGCGCACCAGCTAAACGATGTTTTATGGACAGAGCTTGATAAATGGGCGCGCAAGCTGCCTGACGGCTTTAAAGACTTGCTAGAGTTTAAGACCGACAAGATTAGCTTGAAGGGCGCCAGCGACAGTTTTGCGGTTGCTAGAACCAGCCGCAGGGAAAACCCTGAGGCGCTGCAAGGCTTCCATAGCGAAAACATGCTTTTTATATGCGAGGAAGCATCTGGAATCCCCGATGTAGTTTTCCAAGTTGGCGAAGGCTCGCTGAGTACCAAAGGCGCGAAGGTTATAATGTGCGGGAACCCAACCCGCGCAGATGGTTATTTTTACGATGCTTTCCATAGCGACAGAGCGCAATGGCATTGCATAACAGTGAGTTGTGAAGATGCTGACACAGTTTCGGAAAAGTTTATCGGCGATATGTCGGCCAAATATGGCGATGACAGCAACATCTATCGCGTCCGCGTTCTTGGCGAATTTCCGACCCAATCGGATGATGTTCTGGTGCCACTTCATTTGGTTGAAAGCGCGGTTAAGCGTGATATTGAGGCTGCGTCTAGCACGCCGATTGTTTGGGGCTTGGATGTCGCGCGATATGGATCGGATCGATCTGCCCTCGCGAAAAGGCAAGGACAAGTTCTTCTAGAGCCAATTAAGACTTGGCAAAATAAAGATTTGATGACGCTGGCAGGGATTATTTTAAGTGAATACGACAACACCAGATATCAGGATCGGCCGACTCATATATACATTGACAGCATCGGCGTTGGCGCTGGCCTTGCTGACCGCTTAAAGGAATTGGATTTGCCGGCATACGGCATCGCTGTTTCTGAAAGCCCTAGCCTAAAAGATAAGTTTATGCGGCTGCGCGATGAATTGTTTTGGAACGCGCGCGAATGGTTTGAGGCGCGCGACTGCCATATTGAGAATGATGAAGCCTTAATAAGCGAGATCACCAGCATCCGTTACAAGTACCAAAGCAACGGCAAGCTAAAGATCGAAAGCAAGGATGAAATGAAGCGGCGCGGGCAAAGAAGCCCTGACGTTGCCGACAGCTTTGTTTTGACGTTTGCTGGCGCTGGCGCAATAGCAAGCGGCCACCAAACACGCTGGAACAACAAGGCGGCGTTAAAACGCGATATGGGATGGGTTATATGAGCGATAATATAATCGAGTTCCCTGACAAGCAAGATTTGCACGTTGAGGTCACTTTTGATGAACCTGACGTTGTTGATGATATTTTTTACGGCCTAATGATTATGCTGCGCGGCATGACTGCCGATGATGAAGTTACATATGGCGAATGCGTTGATGCCTGCATTATGGCCGCCGCTTGGAGCGCCAAGCAGGCAGGCTATAGCGCTGATGATCTAATGGCGGTGTTCCAAAGCGTAAAAGTGGATGATGCCGATGCCTAAAGGAAAAGACCCCCGCATAACAAAAACAGGCGTGGCCGGTTACAATAAGCCGAAGCGGACGCCAAACCATCCGAAGAAATCGCATGTCGTAGTCGCAAAAGAAGGCGACAAGGTTAAAACCATCCGTTTTGGGCAGCAAGGCGCAAAGACAGCCGGCAAGCCTAAAAAGGGCGAAAGCGCGGCCATGAAAACAAAGCGCGCATCCTTTAAAGCCCGACATGGCGCCAACATTGCTAAAGGCAAAATGAGCGCCGCCTATTGGGCTGATAAAACCAAATGGTGATCTGATGAGCCTTTATGAAAATATCCATAAAAAGCGCAAGCGCATTAAAGCGGGCAGCGGCGAAACCATGAAGCGCAAAGGCGCTAAAGGGGCGCCAAGCGATGCAGCTTTTAAGCGCGCGGCAAAGACTGCCAAAAAGACAACCAANAAAACCAANAAGGCNAAGTGATGNAANATTGTTCGACTTGCCCTTACCCGCAAAAATGCGGCGCTAGGGGTCAATGCCTAACCGGCAAGATTGCCGGCGAGGCGACAACGCTGGCGCAGCCAAAGCCTATGTCAGTCCTGACAACTGATGGCATGGCAATGACCGGCGTCATTAAAAGCGTTAAAAGAAAGCAATTTAAAAAGGCGGCGAAAAAATGAAATACGGTTCCAAAAAAGGCACAAAAAAAGGCACCAAAAAATCTGGTGCTAAATTGGTTTCTGGAAAATTTTGCAGTCAGTGAGGCGGGGCTGTTAAGCCCCGCATTGGTTAAAAATTAAAATCGTAATGTTTGGCTGGTGTGTCGCTCATGTAGTAACGGCTGCCGCAAGCGCTTTGCCAGCGCATCTTTGCCTTCGACCAGCGCAGCGTAACCAAGCGGCCATCTTCGTCAGGCGAGATGCTCCATGCGTTGCGCTGATCTTCGTTGTTTGTGCAAATGTTGCTAAATCCGCCGGCAACAAACTCAGGCTTCCAGCCTTCGGCGCGCTCTGCCTTCATGGCGCGGATAACAACTTTGTTCTCAGTGCGAACATCGACAACCTCAAACGGTTCAACATCTGAGTAACCAGAAAAATTTGCAAAAGCTTTGATTGGCTTGTTGCGGGCGATTGTTTCAGCGTTTTGCTTTGCAATGTATTCGTTGCGATCATAAGTCATTTTGCTCTCCATTTGTTTAACTCATATGAAGAATATATGCGCATATTTACCAATAGTAAAGCATAAAATACGCATAAAAAGGAAGTTTCTCAGAAAAAATGTATACCATTCGCACATTTCGCCGGCCTCGCCCGCAGCCATCGCCAGAGCAAATGGCGCCAAAGTTCGCGCTATGCGCTGGATGCGTGACGCCGAAGTTTTGTCGCGAAGGCGGCAAGTGCGATGTTGAAGCATTATCCAGGACAAAAGCCCTTAAAAAACAAGCAGTTAGCAAGAAACCAAAGGCCAGCAAATGAAAATGAACGATGAAGAAGTTGGTCAAATCGTTGCGCGCGAGATTTCTGACGCCCTCAATCATTATGATAGCGAATATGCTTCTGATCGCATTAAGGCGCTGGACTATTATCTAGGCGAGCCGTTTGGCAATGAAATCGAAGGCAAAAGCCAAGTCGTTTCGACAGAAACGGCAGACACCATCGAACAAATTATGCCTAGCCTGATGCGCATTTTTTGCGGCTCAGATAAATATGTCCGCTTTGCGCCGCGCAGCGCTGAAGATGCTGAAGCCGCCGAACAGATCAGCGATTATGTGAATTACATAATCAGCCATGACAACAACGGCTATCGCATCATTGACGCATGGTTGCGTGATGCGCTTTTGTTCAAATTAGGCGTGGTCAAGTTCTACTATGACGAAACCACAACAGTCGAAGAAGCTGAATATGAAGGCCTAACAGAAGCCGAACTGGCAAAGCTGCTAGAAAACCCTGATATTGATGTTGTTGCCCAATCTGAGACGGTCACAGAGATTGTCAACGAAATGGGNATGCTTCAGCCGGTCACTGAAAGCTATGACATAAAGGTTAAGATTTCCAAGAAATCAGGCAAGGTTAAAATCGAGAACGTGCCGCCGGAAGAATTNATATTTAACCGGCGCGCCAAGAGCCTTGAGGATGCCCGCTTTATTTCGCATCGCACAACCATGACTGTCAGCGATCTTGTCAGCATGGGTTTNGATGAAGATGAAATTGTTGAACATGCCGGCACGGCTCAAGTTGAAAACGAAGTTGAGCGCGATGTTCGCTTTGGCGACATTGGCAACGGCGTTGAAACCGATCCGGCTGATGACAGCCAGCGCCTTGTTCCTGTCTTTGACAGCATTGTTTTGATGGATGCTGATGGTGATGGCGTATCAGAGCGCCGCCGCATCTTGTCGATTGGCGACACAGGCGCGCATATTCTTGAAAACGAAGTGACCGATATTATTCCATTTGCCGTTATCAGCCCTATCCTGATGCCGCACCGGCTTGTCGGACGCAGCATCTTTGACCTGACAAAAGACTTGCAGCAAATAAAATCTGTTTTGATGCGACAATATCTTGATGCGACTTACCTAACCGTCAACCCGCGCACCGTTGCGGTCGAGGGGCAAGTCAATTTTGATGACCTATTAGATGGAACGGCTGGCGGCATCGTGCGTGTTCGCAACGCAGGCGCCGTCCAAATGCTATCAGGCACCGGCGTTGGCAACGAAATCCAGCCGTTAATGGGATATCTGGATTCCGTTAAAGAGCAAAGAACAGGGATGAGCAAAGCTAGTCAAGGCCTCGACAGCAATGCCCTGCAAAGCACAACAGCAAGCGCTGTCGCGGCAACGGTTAAAGGCGCCGGCCAGAAGCTTGAAAGCTATGCGCGAACCATTGCTGAAACTGGTTTTAAGGATTTGTTTCGCGGTATTTTGGCGCTTGTTACCAAATACCAACAACAAGATCGGGTCATACGTCTGCGCAATAAGTTTGTGCCAATAGACCCGCGCGAGTTTGACTCCGAGTTTGATGTGATCGTAAATGTTGGGCTTGGCACGGCAGACGATGAACAAAAGATTGCTTTTTTGACACAGATCGCAAGCAAGCAAGAGCAAATCTTGCAAACGCTAGGCGCCAATAACCCGATGGTCACGATGCAGCAATATGCCGGCACGTTGCGCGAAATTGCTGAGATCGGCGGCTTCAAAGATGCAAGCAAGTTCTTCAACTCGCCAGAGCAGATTGCGCAGCAAATGCAGCAACAACAGGCGCAAAAAGCGCAACAAGGCCAACAGCCATCGCCTGAGATGATGAAGCTGCAACAAGACTTTGAGTTAAAGAAAATGAAGATCGAAGCTGAAATAAAGCTTGATCGTGAAAAGATGGAAGCCGAACTGGAAATGCGTCGCGAAGAACTGGCGCTGGAAAGCCAGTTACGCGCGGCCAAAGCCATCACTGACGCAGAAATATCAACTAATTTGCCGCGAGTGTAAAAATGGAAAAAAGATCATCGCCGCCTAAAAAGCTGAAAATTAAGGGTCAACCACATAAGCTTGCTTATATTAACGATGTTGAAGAAGGCCTTTTGCGGGCTAGGGGCGGCAGCGGTGAGATGGTTCATGGCATACCGGCGTTCTATTCGGATGCTGATGATGCTTTTGCAGGCGCGGCTATGTCGGATTTCCAATCTGATTATGGCGGTGGTCACAACGATGGGGATGAGTACGCTAAGACCCCAAATATTGATGTTCTTATGGCTGGCGCAGCCGCGCGGAATAGAATAGACGCTGCAAACAAAGCGCGTATCGAAGCGGCGCGGCGCAGCCCAACAGTCCAACAATCTGATTATGGCGGTGGTCACAACGATGGGGATGAGTACGCTAATACCCCTAATATTGATGTTCTTATGGCTGGCGCAGCCGCGCGGAATAGAATAGACGCTGCAAACAAAGCGCGTATCGAAGCGGCGCGGCGCAGCCCAACAGTCCAACAGGTTTATGACGATACTAATTACGGTCAGGCCACAAAAGCGCAGATTGACGAACTTGCTAGAAGTTATTTTAATTCTCTTGGAACCAACGGACTTAATGTTTTTGCCCCATCAGTTTTTTCAAGCAAGCGAATTGGTGGTTCAGTTCAAAACGCTATAAAAAATAGAAACTTTGGCGATTTGCTTGGTGTTCCGTCCTATTCAACCTTTTTTGATGACCCTGACACCAGAAAAGCAGTTTCAAGCATGGCTATGGATAGTCTCCAAAACCGCTTGGACTCTTATAAGGATAGCGACAACTATTTTGACGAAGGCGTAAATTCTGTTCGTTCATATTTTGGGTCGCAAATAATGGATGACCTTAAAAATGGTGGACGCCCTGCTTTTGACAAGTTTGGTAATGTGCAAGGCTCGTTTAGCAAAAACGCTCTAGGGCTTGAGGTCTATACCGGCAACCCAATCGAAGGGATGCCAGAAACCGGCTTTTATGAGCGCGACCCCGCACAAGCAGATGACGCTGTTTTTGAAAACCCGCTAACAGGCGAAAAGCAATGCCCTGACGGCTATTTCTTCGATGAAGATTTGCAGTCATGCCGCATGGGCGCGCCGGAAGCCGGCGATGATCAGTCATCGACAACTGCGCCGCAAGACGGTTTATATTACCGCCCGACCGGCCTAGAAAGCGCGCCAGCATTTGCCCCGACAGGTTTTGATTATGACGCTTTGAACAAAGCATATTTGGAGAGTTATGCTTATCGGCCAGAAAACTACCAAGACCAAATGAACCTCACTGGCTTTAAGAAAATCACATGAATGAAGGAAAGCTTCGCGAGCAACGCGAGCGCGCAGCACAAGCTGAACGCATCCTTAACGAGCCTCTAATTTTAGAGGCTTTTGATTATTTAGACACTGAATTTATGCGCGCGTGGAAGCAATCCTCAGTCGAGGACACGCAAGCCCGCGAGCGCATATATAACCTGTGCCAAGCCTTAGAGGCGGTCAAAGGCCACCTCAAGTCGGTTGTCGAAACCGGCAAAATGGCAAAGGCACAATTGGATCAACTTAAAAAATAGGTGTAAATTATGGCTGACAATTCCAATCAGGAAACCAGCAATTTTTCTATAAACGATGCAATGACTTCGCTTTTGCAAGACCCGCCAGCGGATAACCAAGCAGAAGAAGAAGCAGCACCAGCCGAAGGCCTTGAGCCGGAAGCTGAAGCCTCAGAAGATGAGGCGTTAGAGGCAGGC